GAGCTTGTCTACCAACTCGAAACCGACATCCTCACCAACATGATCCGGCTTTTGAAGCGCGGGTCAATCGGCTCGGCGACATGGCAGGCGGAAAAGCTTGCGCAACTCGGAACGCTCAGGGCGATGAACGCGCAGGCGATAAAGACAAATCTCGCGAAAGCAATCGCAGCGGCGCAGAAAGAGATCGTTAAACGTGGACGCATGGGTGCGGCGATCATCGACGCATACGCCGTAATCGAGAAACTGAAGCTACCTCCTGGCGCAGATGCGAAGCTTGACCAACTTTTAGGGATGTTTGGCAACCAGACGGCGAACGAGTTTAACCGCATGGGCGCGACTATGCTTGCGTCGGCTGATAAGGTATATGTGTCGGCTACAGAGTCAATCGCGGCGCAGGCCATTTCCGGGGCAAAGACCGGGCGCCAGGCAATCGCCGAGACTGTATCAGAGTGGAGTAAGAACGGATTGAAGGCGTTTACTGATCGCGCTGGCAGGACGTGGACGCCGGAAGCATACGCGCAGACCATCACGCGAACAACTATTGCGAATGTTCGTAGAGAAGCGCAATTCGAGCGCATGGACGAATACGGACTAGACCTCATCCAGATATCAAGCCATGCGGACGCCAGGCCAGGGTGCGCGCCGTACCAGGGGAATGTATACTCGCTTAACGGAAAAACACCAGGATATCCTTTGCTTTCAGAAACCAGCTATGGAGAGCCGGACGGGATTTTTGGGATAAATTGTAGGCACACATCAACGATCTACACACCCGGCCAGAAGAAGACCTTCGAGCCGTATCCTTTGCGCGAGACAGAGGACAAGTATCAGGAGAGCCAGAAACAGCGACAGATCGAGCGCGACATACGCAAGGCGAAGCGCGGCCTACAACTCGCGCAGGAATTAGGCGGCGACCCGGCAGAGGTTCAATACTGGAAAGACAAGGTATCCGGCAAACAAGCCGCGATGCGCGACTTTATAGACGAATCGGGACGAACGCGGCGACGAGACCGCGAGCAGATATACAAGTAATCTAGGAGGGATAGAGAAATGAGTGATGCAGTAGAAACACAGGCAACCGAAACAACAGTGTCAGGGCAGCAGACAGAAGCGCCGGAGGTTGCAAAGTACACAGACAAACAACTGAACGACTTGATCGCCAAGAACTCAGCGAAAGCCGCCGAGAAAGCCCGCGCTGAATTGCTCGGGTCAATCGGGGTTAAGGACGCAAGCGAAATCGAGGCGCTAAAGAAAGCCCGCGAGTCACAGATGACCGAGGCCGAAAAGCTTAAGGCCGAACTCGACGCGCTCAAGGCTGCCAACTCCGAAAGCAAGAAAGCCGCCGATGCAGTGAAGGCTGAAAACGCCGCGCTCAAGAAGGGTGTGCCGGCTGACAAGGTCGACCGCGTTGTAAAGCTCTCCGCAGGATACGAGGGCGATACCGTAGAAGAGCGCGTCGCTGCGGTCCTTGCCGACTTCCCGGAGTTTGCTCGCGTGCCCGTGAAGGACATCGGTGCGCCGGCGCACGGGCAAACACAGAGCGAGGCCGATTCACTTCTTGAAAAAGCTCGTGCTCAGTTGGGATTGAAAAAAGCTTGACAAAACTGCAATAAACGCGTATACTCTTTGTAGATGGCTCGGCATCCTCCGAGGTAAAGGCGGCAAGCGCCTCTAAAACTTGGTAGACAAAAGCATCAGTTAGATGCGTCACCGACTTTTGGAGCCGCAAGCCGCTTTTGCGTTTTAAAGGCTCCAAAGAAAAAAGGAGCCTTTAATGGCAAATACTGTAACTAAAGCAGCGGTTTATAATGCAATTCTCGACGAGGTTGTAACCGCAGGCCTTACCTCCGCGCCTCTTACGGCGAACCAGTCACGCCTTGTCTATTCAGGCGGAAACTCTGTAAAGATCGCGAAGCTCTCAACCGACGGCTACAGCGACTATAACCGAGCCACCGGCTACGCCGCGGGCGACGCAACACTCGCATGGGAAGACCACACCATTCGTATGGATCGCGGCAAGTCGTTCAACGTTGATGTCATGGACGCCGACGAGACGATGCAGACTCTTTCCGCTACCAACCTCATCGGCGAGTTCGCGAAAGACAAGGAAGTTCCCGAGATCGACGCCTACCGGTATAGCTCCATTTTCGGCGCTATCGTCAATGACGCGACTGTTCGATACGGGTACTACACTCCCAACGCCACTACTTTGCTCTCCACATTCCAGGGTAACGTAGCCGACATTCAGGACGCAATAGGCGAGCAGGAGCCGTTGATTGCCTTCATGAGTATGACCGCTTGGAAGCACCTCACCACCTCAACCGAGCTCTCTAGACAGCTTATGGTACGCGATGGCGGAAACGGTATAAACACAAAAACCTACGAGATCGACGGTGTTCGCATTGTTCCCGTTCCCTCCGCCCGCATGAAAACCGAATACGCTTTTGGGTCGAACGGATTCTCCGCGAAGTCATGGGCCCAGGATATGAACTGGATAATCATGAGCCAGAACGCAGCCGTTGCCTTCGTGAAGCATCAGAAGGTGAAGGTTGTTTCCGCTGATGACAACCAGAGCGCCGATGCGGAAAAAATCATGATGCGCCTGTATCACGATTGCTGGGTTTACGATAACAAACACAACGCAATTTATGTCTCGCTCAAGACCGCCGCTGTCGAAGGCGTGACCGGAGTTGTCGCTGGTGCCTTGAATGTTAAAGTCACCCTTGGTGACGCATACACGAACCGCGACACCGGGCACAAGTTCTACTATATCAACACGGGCAGCGCGAACACTCCTGCGGTTCCAAACTGCTATGATGATCTTAATACCACCGGCTGGACTGCGATCACGGTAGCGACCGAGGTCTCCATAACGGTTTCCGCGACGCATTACGTAAGGGTTGTCCAGCTCGACGAAAACGGGCGGATTATCCAGTACAGCCACGCGGCTGCTACCGCGTCGTAATAACTGGCCCGGGGTAACTCCCGGGCTTTATTTCCAGGAGGTGGAAAAATGGCTTACAAGAAAAAAGAAATCGAAGAGAACCAGAACGAAACCGCAGAAAAACCAGCAGAGCAGATAGTAGAAGAAAGCCCGAACGAAAAGGTTGAAATCGTTAAGAACGGCGTAACCCGCATCCGTGCTCGCTCGGAAGTTCCGGCGTATATCGCACAGGGCTGGAAGCTGAAATGAAGCTAGCGCGCAGGGCTGAAAAAACTGTACTGCGCGGTCAATTACTATATCGAGCAGGTGGCATAAATGGCATACGCTGATCTGACATATTACAAAACTACCTACGGCGGCCGGTCTGTTGTCGATGCAGAAACTACGAAGTGGCTTGAACGCGCTTCCGACGATCTCGACATTATGACAGGATTTCAAATCGTCGAAGCAGACCTCTCGCTTTGGCAGCTCACGCAGGTTAAAAAGGCGTGCTGCGCGCAGGCTGAGTTTTACGTCACGAATGGAGAGACATACAACGCAGACGCGGTGCAATCTGCGAGCATCGGGAAGTTCTCATACTCTGGTGGATCGTCTGGATCTTCAAGGCCTACGCTTTCACCGCGTGCGATGAACTATCTTTCAGCGACCGGTCTGATGTATGCCGGTGTTTCTATTGCGGGGGCTAAGTATGCCGATTAGCCCGATCCCAAGATCGCTTCTTCCGCACACTGCGACGCTCAAGAAAGTTACTGGTGTTGATGCCAGGGGGAAGCCGACATACGCGGCTAATCAAACACTGAACTATGTTCGCTTTGAGACCGCAAGAAAGAACGCGCTAACAGCTCTTGGAGAACAGCGGAATGATCTCGGGTTATTGTTCTTTGATATGCAGAACTCGCTTCCGTCCGGAACCACGTTCGCCGTTAACGATCAAATCGTTTTTGGAGGACGGACGTTTACAATCCGTGAAGTCACTCCGGAATATACGGTATATGGAAATCCGCATCATTACGAGGTGGCGCTAGTATGACGATCACGGTCGATATAAACGAAAGCGCAATACTCAGCAAGATAGACGACCGTATCGGACGCGCACAGCTTGTGCTTGATAATCGAATTGCCGCCGACTCGAACTATTTTTGCCCGGTCGACACTGGGGCTTTACAGGGTTCTGTTTTCCCGATACAGGGAGACGGAACGCTTGAATGGAACGAGCCGTATGCTAAGAGACAATACTACGGCCTTCCGAACAAGTCGAAAGACTCTAACCCGAACGCTTCGCCGCAATGGTTCGAGCAGGCAAAGGCGCGAGAGCTGAAAAACTGGGAGGCTTTGGCCAATGAAGAATATAATCGCTGACCTCTCCGCGTACATAACCGCGCATGCTACCATACTAGGTTCGCTTGTGTATATCGATATGATACCAACAGATACAGGCGATGCGATGATGATACGCGCAAACCCGGGGAACCCGGTTGAGGTGCGATATCTTGATGGGTCGAGAGACGGACAGTTTCCATTCTCTGTTTACGCTCGGAGCGATGACAGCGGGAAGGCATATAATGCGTTGTGTGATTTATTTCCTGTACTCGAACTCACGGATGTGCAACTAACAGATGAAACTTTGGTATCAGTGTCGCCGACCTCTAACCCTTCGCTTGTGCAGAAGACAGAGGCGGGAGACTATACATATACAGCCGGTTTCCGGCTGAACTATTTTACCACAAGGGGGTAATTGAATGGCTGGAACCTTTGAAATGAACTTTAACTATCTGTTCCAGATAGACACCACGCCCGAAGGCGCTACGCGTACATGGGCGCGCCTTGCTCGCGGGATCTCAAGCATCACGCCGAACAATAACGAGAATAAGGATCAAACCGCGTATCTCGACGGCAATGGCTGGGCATCCTCGGACGTTATCGGGAAACAGCGAACGTATGACGTTGTTGGTCATCGTGTTGTTGGAGACATTGCGCAGGATTACATTGCTTCGAAAGAGCTTGCGCTTGGGGATGATTGCAAAACCAACTTCCAGGCGTTCGACTCTCGCGGACGCAAGATCTCCGGGTCGGTTACGATAAACTCGGTTGTCATCGGTGGCGGAGACGCTCAGGGCAAGGTAGACTTTGCCTGCTCGCTCGACCTGAACGGTGAACCAACGCTGGTTGTAGAGGCTGCCGCTCCCGCTCTCACCGCGACCGTAGCCGCCGCCGTCACTGTTGGATGCACCAAATTCACAGCAACCGCCGATCAGGGAAATACTCTCGCGTACAAGCTCACTTCCGCAACGCAGACAGCATACGCGAACGGATACCCTGGACTACTCACGGCGTACACCTCTGGCGATGATATTCCCGCAACGGCTGGGCAGTATCTCGGAATGTACGAACTCGACGCAAACAAGCGCGTTGTCAAGTTCTCCGTAGAAAAGCTCGAAGTCAAAGACATCAAAGCGGCGACCTAATCGGATGGGCGGGGTTTCGGCTCCGCCCTTTATTAAAATGGAGGTAACGAAATGAAAATCAGATCAAGTATTAAAACTCTCGAGATAGAAGATCTCAAGGGAAAGAAAAAAGTCTACAGCTTCGAGACTGGCGATCCTGATATCCTGGAACTCTGGCTCTCGAAGGCCGAGGAAATTAAAGGGCTTGCAGAAAGCAATGTAGACGGACAGGAAATGAAAGTCCTTTACCAGCTTGAGCGTGATTTTATCACGATGGTACTCGGCGCGAAAAACTGGAAGCAGATCAAGAAGGATTGCAATAATTCCGTGTTCTCCCTGTTCCCGGTATTTGCAGAGGTGTCAAAACTCATTACCGACAGCATCGAAGAAAACTGCCGGCTCATGGGAGCAATAAAAAAATGAACATCCTCCTCGAAGAGCTTCCTACAACGTTCGGAGGGAAGCGATTTAATTCCGACTTTCGCGCAGCGTTGAAGTTCTTCGAGGTTTTCGAGTCCGACATTCCAGATGACGAGAAGGCGGCGAAGATAGCCGCGCTTTTTTTCCCTGAAGGTGTTCCGAACGAAGACCCGTGGCCGTTCATGGAAACCTTCTTATCAGGCGGAGAGAAGCGCGGAGGCGAAGGAAAAAGGTGTTTCGATTTTGCGATAGACTCCGGGCGTATTTTTGCATCATTCTTTCAGGCCTATGGAATCGATTTGACGACTGCGAAATTACACTGGTATGTTTTTCTTGAACTATTCCGCGGACTTCCAGATGATACGATCATGCAAAAAACAATTGAACTGAGATTAAAAGAGCCGGATAAAAACGACTCGGCAGAATATAGACAGAAGCTCAGGCGCGCACAGGACGCGGTAAGACTGGACACGCCGGGGCTCGGCGCACTCTTTGGGGGATGACATGGCAGACGGTAGCATAAAGATTGATACAAAGATTGACCAAAACGGTGTGAAATCCGGACTCAAGGAGATGAACTCAAATATCCGAGACACGATGGGCAAGCTTGCATCATTCGGGAAAGCATCTCTTGGCGTCATGGCCGCAGCAATCGGATCTATCGCAGCCGCAACCGGAAAGTGGCTAAAAGAGGCAGACAGAATAGACAAGGTTAGTCAGCAAATTGGAGTGACTAAAAAAACCTTTCAAGAGCTTGATTATGTCATGAAACAAAACGGCGCAAGCATTGACGCGTTTTCTATCGGTGCAAAAACATTACAAGAAAACATGAAAACAAATGCCGACGTATTCAAAGAGTTAGGCGTTGAAATAAAGAACACAGACGGAAGCATGAGAAAACAAGACGACGTAATGAAAGATGTTGTCAGACGTTTTGAAGGCATGGAACAGGGGGTAGAAAAATCAACGCTCGCGCAGAAAGTGTTCGGTCGATCTGCACAAGATCTCATGCCTATGCTTAATCAACAATCAGGAAGCATGGACGAACTCATAAAGAAAGCGCATGACATGGGCGCGGTCATGAGTGACGAAGCGGTAACAAGTGCTGTTGCTCTTGGAGACACGATTGAAGACTTGAAAATTTCACTCTCGTCTTTGCTTAATTCAGTTATAGCGCCATTCATTCCTGCCATTCAACGTGTTGCGAGTTGGATAGAAACAATGTCGTCAAACATATCTGGTTCTGTAAAGTTTAGCACTGAACTCGGGCGAGAAACAAATACGCTTATCACTGCAACAAATAACTACAAGACGGCGGTTGAGAATCTCGACGGAGCGCAGAAAGATATATCAGATACAGAACGAACGTTATTGAAAGGGCGAAAAGAATTAGCGCGCCTTGCTTTGCAGACAGCACTTGCCAAAACATCGAAGGGATACGCAGATACGCAAAAGCAACTTGCAAAATTGAAGGGTGAGGAAGCAGAGCACTTGGAAAATCTGAAAAAGCAATCAACTTTGATGAAGCAGTTAGAGATTATTGCCTTTGGCCCAACATCCGCCGCTCTTGAAGCTTCAAAAACTCTCGGAATATCAATACAGGGTGCGAAAGAATCTTACGTAAAAGCAGCGAAAGAATTTGAAAAAGAAAATTTAAAGCTTATTGAGACACAAACAAAACTGCAAGGCGTGTCTGTAGAGTATACCGAAACGATTGCACAGCTTGGAAGGGCAGTTAATGACGGAACATTAAATATAGACATATACAAAATGACTAATAAGGCTTTGTATGATGAAATAATGGCATCTGCCGAAGCTCAGAAACTACTTAATGAGACGATAGATGACGCGCCACATGGAAGCACAGAAATAACAGAAATAGATGAAAAAGCTCTGGACGACGCAATAAAAGCTCAAAAAGAATACGAGAAGGCTATCGATATATCAAACGCAAAAGCAAACGCTGGATTGATTACACAGGAAGAGAATACCGAGAACGTGAATTCAGCTGCTCGGCGATACATGGACACACTTCTTTCTCTTGGATACCGCTTTGGAGACATGACAACGCAAGGAGGG